GTAAGAAGCCCGTTTTGTGACCAGGGATGTTATCCTCTGGTAAATTAGCTTCTAAGGGCGGTATCCCTACCAGTCCTTTTCCTCCTGCAGATGAAGCTGGCACTTTGAAGCTCGCGAAACCGCACCAAGGCCCCGAGGGGTCTAGTGCGCCGGAACGAGGGGATGAGGTCAGTCGACAGCAGGATGAAGGAAAAGTTCAGGTGGAGAAACCGCAACCGGGCCCTACACGGGGCCCGGCGGGGCCAGCTGGTGGCCGGGAGAAAGACCAAACACCAGTAGTCTCTGTGCAGAGTGGGGACAATCCGGTCGGACAGACGCCGACGGACACACAAACTCTGGGGCGGGGGCCTGAAGCCAGGCCCTCACCCTCCGCGGCTAATGCGTGGAAAGATAATAAAAAGAAATGGCAGGCCCCGCCCAAGAGTGAGTGGGAGCCGAACTGCCTCAAATGTGGGGCAGACAACCACAGATCCAGGTTCTGTAGGAAGCCCGCAAGAGCTCCAGAAGACCCTGTGGTTGTTCCTTTTGAAGTCAAACCTAGCGAAGGGACGCGTCAGAACAAGGATGCGAAACTTATTGATGACTCTCTCAAGGAGACGGAGATAAAAGCGAAAGCCCAGGCTGATGCAGAGCGCGAAAAACGTGCTGAGCAGAAGTTGGAAGCCGCCGCTCAGAAGATTGCTAGTGAGGAGGCACTTATGGTCGTGCGCATGTTTATGTGCGATGAGCATGAGTCCAACATTGCAGGTATGTCAGCGAAGGCTGGCCTCACAGTTACTGAAGCATTCACTATGTTGGGTTTTGACCGCCTACGTAGTCTCCGTCAGATGAAGGAAAGATTCCAGGACAGGAATGAGGATTTGGGCGACATCGTCAGAGATGCCGAGGAGCTGGTTGCAGCCCTTGAGAATCATCTGCATAACGGTGGCGACAATCGCACTCTTGAGTATGTGGAGTATGTGCCGGTTGAGGCTAGTTTTTCGATCCCGCACTTCTACGTCTTCCTGCGTTCTTTGGCATTCATTGTCTTCCAAGGATTGTACTACACTCAGTTTCTGACTCGTTTCAGTTATTGGGTGTCAGCCCCCCTGGCCTTTGGGGGGGAGAGGACGGGCATCTTTCAAGGTGTTCTCTACTTCCCTGTGTTCTTGTTCAGCGTCTTCTTGTTGGTACGGCCTGTGACGGTCGCCTTCAAGTGTAGAGATGCATTCCGTCGTTTTGCGAGGTCCCCTGACAGGAGTCTGGTGCTTTTTGCCCACTTCATGTATGAGTCAGGCCTTGCTTTCTTTATTCCTCCGACGACAGCCTATGTTGCATTACTGACTGGGAATTCCTTTTATGGAATCGATGTTTCAGTTTTGTACGAGATGGTTAAGTCGTTGGACTTCCATGTTGCGGTCTGCCTTTTCTATTATATAGGATGGTGGTCTTGGCATTGGTTCGGATCGCGTGTCGATCGCCATTTGTCGTTGATATGGTTGTCCAGTTCAACTTTGTTGTTTAGCCAGCAAGTGAAGGTTGTCCATTCTTTCGTTTTGAGTATGAAAATTACTGAACTCGGAGTAGATGGCGCCATTCAGGCTGACATGCGACTTGATGTTGAGCATGTGGCGAATAGAGAAGAAATGGTCCGTTCCTACTTTCGGTCTGATAATAGGAACATCTCCTTTCGTGCCGCAAAGGGTTTGGCTAGAGCCAACCCTGCGCTAGTTAGGCACAAGATCCGTTTTCACTTGAAGGGTGATCTTGCACGGGTCAACGCAGCACTTTCTGACTATTCCCGCATTGAGAAGGCGGTGTTAGGGGGCATTCGCGTTAGGGGGGCCACGCCGAAAATCCAGAACCGCGCCTGGACTACGGCAATGCGGCAGCTCCTCGTCAGCATCGATACTGAGGCTGAGAGGAAGTGGGTGTTCTGTTTCCCCATGGCAAAGCATGCCCAAGATATCAGCCCCTACAAGGCCAGGAGGATTTTTCAGTCGACAGTGCCTAACATCGACGGATGCCTTGTAGATCTTACGTATATTTCCTGGATGTTGACTCATCCGCGTTTCATGAACTTCCATTATGGGTTTGAGGACACTGACCGCTTTTTGCGTGAGTCCTTCAACACCAACGGAAGCATCATGGGAAATTTCGATTTGCCTAGAGCCAGTGCCATTTTCCAAGCCTCTCGGGTGTTCTGTTTGGTGAACTACTTGAAGCGTAAGGCCCAGTTTAGTGGGGTCAAGAACCAACACCAAGATTGGGGGTTCTAAAGCCCCTTGAGGGCCGTGGAGAAGGAGAGGAAGTGTTCCTGTACGGGTATAATGTTGATGAAGTCGAACTAGAACCTTTGACTGACATACATTACAAGCCGGAGCAGGGGGAAGCTAAGTTGCAGTCGATCGCAACCAGCAATCCAGAGATAAGGCGCCCAGCCATGATTGGACTTAACTCCATGATTGAAGGGGCAGCTTTCTTTCGTCCCAACACAACCGATCCATTATCTGCGGGTCAAGGGGCTCTCAAACGTCTTTGGCATGATCGACCGCCTTTGAATAGGCGGCTGCTGAGAAAGCTGAAGAAGTTTGTAGGGAAATGGTGTAGAAAGTACCTCACACCGCTTACGGTGGATGATGTGCTGGATTTTGAGGCGTGGCTTGAGCAAGTCAACCAGCCTCTTGCGGTTAAGGAAGAGTACCGTAAGGCGTACCAGCAGTTCTTAGATTCAGAACTGCCGGCCTCTGCCCTAAAGCGGAAGAAGGGTTTTGTGAAGAAAGAATTCTACCAAGATCCGAAGTACCACCGCATCATCTCTTCTCCGGACAACCTTGAGAAAGTTGTCCAGGGCCCTCTGGCCCATGCCATAGAAGAGAAACTCTTCGCGTTGCCATTCTTCATTAAGAAGATTCCGCGGGAACATTGGCCGAAGTACATCGCAGATATTTGCGAGGGTGAAGGCCTACAGTGCTACAACTCAGACTATGAGAGCTTTGAAGCTTCCTTTGTGGTTGATATCAAGCGTGCTGTTGAGTTGCAGATGGCAGAATATATGCTTCAGAATTTCCTGGCGGGATTCGAGGCGCAAGACATCCTTTCCAGGACGTGCAAGATTACCATTATGAGCAAGTTGTTCGTTGGTTGGATGAAGGCACGGAGGCACTCTGGAGAAATGACAACGTCCCTGTTCAACGGGTTTTCGAACCTGGTGGTCAATGCCTTCATAGCTTTGAAGGTGAACGGTGCGACTATCTTTAAGGGTGTGGTTGAGGGAGATGACGGTTTGTTTGTGCATAATGGCAGGCAACCGACGCGTGAACAGTTCAAAGAACTGGGCTTCCTCATCAAGATTCTTCACGTCGATCGCTACTTCGAATCCTCTTTCTGTGGTGTGGTTTTTCACCCAGAATCTATGAGGACCCTAGCGAATCCGTGGAAAGCGCTCCTCACAGTGAGTTGGGCGTCAGACGAGTACTTGCGGTGCAGCAAGGAAACTCGGCGCATGCTCGGCATAGTGAAGGGGCTGTCCTACCTGGCTCAGTATCCTGGTTGCCCGGTGATCCACAGCATCAGTAAGTGGTTGCTGCGGGTCAACGGTTTCGAACGATCCAAGCTGGAAGAGTATCTTCTCTGGTACGAAAGCCAGAGGGCGACTGGTTGGTGGGAGAGAGCGAACGTAAAGCAGATCAGGAAATCGTCACTAGAGGATTGTGAACCAAACCTCCAGGACAGGCTCTTGGTCGCTAAGCTTTTTGACATGTCTGAAGACATGCAGTTAGAACTGGAACGAAGGTTAAACCTCAGCACTGGTAGTGTGTATGTTGGTGACATCGCTCCGGAAAAATACGTTGCGCACTGGATGGGGTATGTGAGGAGCCGTCGTATCAACGACGAGGAGTTGCACATCCCGTACCTAGCCAGGCCCCTGAGAGTCATCACTACTCCCGATTGTGATGACCTCAGGAAGAAGTACTACACCCCGGACATCAAACTCCACTGGATGAAGCAGTGGGGCTAGATCTCCGGGGAGGGCAGCGGCACGCGAAAGCGTGTGGTGCTTTGACGAGCACCCTTCGCAGTCCTGCAGACTCTATCC